TTATATTGTTAGTTCTAAAGAATATAGTCGTTGTAAACAACTGCAACAATCAATTATACAACAATTAGGTAAACAAAATAAAGGCAACTCCGTTAAACATTCTATAGAAACTAGAGAAAAAATTTCTAAAGCTGGAAAAGGACGAGTTCCATGGAATAAAGGTAAATCTGGTTTAAGTCGAGGTCCAATGAGTGATGAACATAAACTTAATATTAGTAAGTCACTTAAAAATAAAAAAAAACCGCCCCGCACTGAAGAACATTCTAAAAATATTTCAAAAGCGTTATTATTAAAAAACAAAGTTAAATCTGTTTAACTAATATTTATATAAAATAAAAGGAAAATTGTAATGGCGCAAAAACATAAAAGCAAGTATAAAACACCAAAAGATTTTGAAAAATCACAAAAACCAAAACCAAGAAAAGATCTTAAAGATTATACTGAAGACGATAAAAAAGGTGCATTAAATCCACATTCTACTGGAGACAAACAACTTAATGTTTTGCGTAAAACAGATAAACCCGTACAAGATGACGGCAAAATGTTTCCAAAATACAATGACGACGATCGTTTATATAAAGATTTAGAAGATGGCGATTACGATCCTAAAACTGCAGCAAAGCGTTTAAAGAAACGTCAAGATACTGAGGAAAAAGAAACTGCAGATGTTCTTAAAGATAAAATTGAAAATTTAACTAGAGAACAAAAAGAACGTTTGGTTAGAGAATACGTACGAAGAAAAATTGCAAAAGTATTGTTCGAGCAACCAACCCCACCTGCAGAAGAAGAACCGGAAGCACCAGCACCAGAAACACCGCCAACAGATGCACCAGCACTCGATGCGGCACCGACAGATGCTCCAGCGCCCGATGCAGCTGCTGCACCCGAAACTCCACCTATGGACGCCGGAGCTCCGCCTACCGGAGGAGTATCGCCAGCGCCAGCTACACCATCGCCTACACCCGACGCTGGCGCACCAACAACAGATGCAGCACCAGTGCCATCAACTCCACCCGCAGAGGGCGAACCTGCAGCAACGCCAGCTGCAGCACCGGCACTATCTCCAGAAGAAGAAACTGATAAACTCATACAAAAAGCTTCAGAAAGATTATCAAAAGAAGGTGCTATTGGTAAGATTAAACTTATAAATAAAATTTTAAAAAATGCAATGAAAGAAATTGATTCTGAAGATAAAGCTAATTTCTTTAAATTGCTTAGATCGTTTGCTATAAAGAAAATAGCAACAATATCTTCTGAATCAGATTCTGAAGACGCAGAAACTAAATCTAAATAAAGTTATATGTCTAAAAAGTTACAAAACATTAAAGCCGTCAAACAATTAATCGACGGTACACACAAGTTTCAAACCAAAAAAATCGTTGGGTTTTCTGATGCGAATGAAACGGCAAAGAAAAATGAAAAACATCAAATTGGAGAAGTTTGGGAAGAAACTGACACCAACGGAATAACTTATGTTATTGAACAAAAAGATGGATTTCGCATCAAAAAATTAAAAACTTCGGAAGTATTACAAACAGTACGAGATGAAATAAGATCATATCCCAATTGCCGTAAAGAAACGTGTACATGCATAACCAAACATCCACTTAATGAAAAAATGAGAAAAATTCATGGAATGTGTTTTGATTGTGTTATCGAAATGGAGCATGAATTAAAAAAAGACGGTAAATACGACGAATATGAACAAAACAAAATACGAGAAAATGCATTAGCTTGGTTAGCAGCTGCGGAACGAGATGTAGCATTATTGAAACAAGCTTACACTCAAGTACACGAATTCGTAACAAATTCCGAAGGACAAAAAGAAACTTGGTCTGCAAAAATGACTACAGAAGAATTTGAAAATACTATACAAGCAGAATTTAATAAATTTAAAGAAGATTTTTTAAAAAAACTAAATGGAACAGAAAATGAAAACAATTAAAAAATATTGGATGGTAATCGTAGGAGCAATTGCTGCAGCATTTGCATTTTTTCTAGTTACGTCAAAACGACGCAATTCCAATAAATTAGATAAACTACAAGATCAAATTAATAACAACAAACAAGCTGTTGATAAAATTGACGGAAAAGCAGAAGTAATTGCTCAACAAAGAGAAGATTTAAAACAAGAAATCAAACAACAAGAACAAGTTATAGAACAGCTAGAAGAAAAAAAGCAAGAAATTAAACCAGAAACTAGAACGGTTACCGATGCTAAACAAAATATTTTAAATAAAACAAAAAGAGGTCGTAAACCTAAAAACATCAACTCATGAAAAAGTTACTAGTTATATTATTGTTTCCATTAACCGCACATTCTCAAATTGCAGATACATGTTTTACGGAACAACAAATTTTAGATATATCATTTACGTTGGATTCTTTAACTGAATTAAATGATATCAACGATCAAATTATTTCAGAACAAAAATATTTGTTAGAAAAACAAGGCAAATTGATTGAATTGGATTCTATGCAAATTGCATATCGAGAACAACAAATTGCTTTGTTACAAAAGAATGTTGATTTGTATGTAGAACGCGAAAAACGATTTCAAACAAAATGGTATGATCATAAAGCAATTTGGTTTAGTGGAGGTATATTAACTACTATACTTACTAGCAAATTAATCATCGAAGTTGTAAAATAACAATGTCTCAGCCAAGTATAAAACAGATAATACAGCAACAGTACATGATGTGTGCTAAAGATCCTGTATTTTTTATGCGTAATTATTGTTATATTCAACATCCTAAACGAGGTAAAATTAAATTTAATTTATTTCCATTTCAGGAAGATTCATTATCTGAATTGCGAGATAACCGTTACAATGTTATTCTCAAGTCTCGTCAGTTAGGTATTTCAACTTTATCAGCTGGATTTGCTTTATGGAGCATGTTATTTGCAGAAGATTTTAACGTATTAGTTATTGCAACTACACAAGAAGTAGCTAAAAACTTAGTAACTAAAGTGCGGGTGATGCATGATAATTTACCAAGTTGGTTAAAAGGTACGGTAGAAGCTGACAATAAACTATCATTAAAATTTAAAAACGGCTCACAAATTAAAGCAGTATCGTCAGCAACCACAGGAGCACGTTCGGAAGCATTATCATTGCTTATAGTTGACGAGGCCGCATTTATTCGAAACATAGAAGAAATATGGATAGCATCCCAAGCTACATTATCAACAGGTGGTGGCGCTATAGTATTATCTACTCCAAATGGAGTTGGTAACTGGTTTCATCAAACGTGGGCTGATGCTGAATCTGGAATAAATGGTTTTCATACAATCAAATTGCATTGGCAAGTACATCCAGAACGAGATCAAGCGTGGCGCAATGAACAAACTCAATTACTAGGAGAACGTGGTGCCGCACAAGAATGTGATTGTGACTTCGTAAGTTCCGGCCATACTGTAGTAGATGGTCCATTACTTTTAGAATATGATACCCGTTGCGAAGAACCATTAGAACGTAGAGGTTTTGACGGAAACTATTGGGTATGGGAATATCCGGATTACGCAAAAGATTACACAGTAGTAGCTGACGTTGCACGAGGTGATGGCGCTGACTTTTCTACATTTCAAATATTTGATGTAGAATCAGTACGCCAAGTTGCAGAGTATAAAGGTAAGATTGCCCCAAATGATTTTGGTAACATGTTAGTAACAGTTGCAACAGAATGGAACAATGCATTACTTGCCATTGAAAATGCAAACATAGGCTGGGCAGCAATACAGCCAGCATTAGATAGAGGATATCAAAATTTACATTATACATATAAAGATGACGGATATACGGATGCGTCTGTACAATTGAAAAAAGGTTATGATATGAAAGATAAGAGCCAAATGGTTCCCGGAGTATCAACTACATCACGTACTAGACCATTGATGATATCTGCACTAGAAATGTATATGCGGCAAAAAACACCCGCTATTCGCAGCAAACGTCTCATACAAGAGTTGCTAGTATTCGTTTGGTTAAATGGTAAAGCTCAGGCACAACAAGGTTATAATGATGATTTAGTAATGGCATTTGCAATTACGTTGTGGCTACGAGATACGGCATTAAAATTACGTCAACAAGGAATTGATTTGAATAAACGTGCATTATCGCAATTTCAAAAAACAAATCCAGTTATATATACAGGCAAAATTAAACCTAACGATACGGGATGGAATTGGAATCCTGGTGATGGTGATCAAGATTTAACTTGGCTTATCTAAAAACGCCAAGGTTCTGTACATAGTTATATTTATATTAAAAAAGAAATATGGCGTCATTAAGAAAACGTTTACAAAATCTATTTAGTAACAATGTTATCGTACGTGCTTACGGAAAAGATCAACTACGCGTAGTAGATACAAATCGTTTGCAAAGTGTTGGTAATTTAGCTC